AATGATTAAACCAAGGTCTCCCTCTTTAGATGTGTCAACCCAGAACTCGTTGTAAAAGTCACGCAGTTCTTTAACAAATCTTGTATGCATAAATTTATCTGTATCTTTAATAGTAGGAGCAGTTGGCTTAAAGTTGTGACGAATTCTTTCTCCGTCCATTGATCCTGCATACCCAATTAAATAGGGACCAGTCTTCCAAACCTTTGGTGCTTGAAGTGCTAGAATAGTTCCATCATCTGATGCACCACGATCTCCAGCCATATAAACTTTGTCTTCATGTTTTAAAACGACAATACAGGTCATGCAAGAAGCCCCTTCAGATAGGTATACTCAAGTATACCATCCCTAAAAGGGGCTGTCAAGCAGGCTTAATAATGACTAATTAGCCTTTTTGTCTACCGTTTTAAACGCATCATTGATCTCTGCCAATGTGAGTTTTCCATCGTCCAAAAAAGCCCTTGCCAGCCTTTCAATGACTGTTGCTACGCCTAATAGACCTGCAAGCATTACTGCTTGTATGGTGTCAATTCCTACTACGGCTCCTGCACCAAGTACTGATAAACCTGAAGCAGCAAATACTGCTACTATACGCATCAATATATTTGATATAGCCTTTTGTGGTTTTTCTTTCTTAGGGGCTTCTACTATCTTTTTAGTTGCCATTATTTATCTCCTTTCCCAGCGAAATATCCGCCAATAATTCCAATTAGACCTACTAAGGCATTTTGAACTAAAGCGATAGCATCTTCATTGGTTCCAAATTTTTCACCCGTTGAAGATTGCTGTAAGAGCATTGAGGCATATTCACCAAGAACTACTAAGCCAATAAAGCCAAGTATGCCTAGGGTTATGACCCACATTAATTTATCTTTCATTTTAGTCCTCCTTTCTTAGCGGGATTGTAATTAGCCATATCACTGTGGTTGCAAGTACTGCAATACCAACAATGTCTCTTGCTGATCCCGTCAAAGTTAGCCATGCGATGAAGAAGCCAAGGAGAGTAAAGGCCTGTGCAATTACTTCCACCCCTGCATCTTTAAGCCATGTGAAGAATCCCTTCACAACCTTTTTGATTATTTTCATATTACCTCCTCATCCCAATCATTACATTTGCAATCTGTGAAACAATGATTACTGGGATAATGACTTCTTGGGCCTTTTCTCTCTGATCGTCTGTCATATCCATACCTAATTCAGAGAAATTAGATAGGAGTTCTGTAACATCCACTTCAAATACTGCTCCAAGTGGGTCTGCTAAGAATGCTTCTGTTTGTACTTCTGTTACTGCATCTGCTAATGTAAATGGCATTGGGGTTTCTCCTGCATCCCCTGCTCTTTCTGCGAACTCAACAAATGCTTCTGCAAGTACTGGGTTAGACTTCATCTGCTCAGCAATCTGTGCAACTTCTGAAGCCTTAATACCAAGGTCTTCTGCAACCTCTTGCTTTGCTTCTTGTGTCAATGCTTTAAGCGTTTGACTAACTGCTGTGATTTGTTCAGGGGAAAGAGTAACTAACTTATTATCCTTGCTTGTAAGGTTAGCAATAACTCCAGATAAATCTTCTGAAGTTCCAGTTCCCTTTTTAGGAATGAGGGCTGCCAATACTTCATCTTTGATTTCTGCATCTGGTTCAATCCAAGGATTATCTTCTGGCTCTGGATTTGGTCCAGGTTCTGGTGAAGGTTCTGGAGTAGGTTCTACAGTAGGTTCTACAACTGGCTCTTCAGTTGGTTCTGGATCTGGGGTAACTTCTGGGGTAGGTTCAGGTGTAGGCTCTTCTGTAGGGTCTACTGTAGGCTCTGGTGATGGCTCTGAGGTAGGTTCAGGCGTTGGTTCATCTGTAGGCTCATCAGTTGGATCTGGCGAAGGCTCTGGAGTTGGTTCATCTGTTGGCTCTTCGGTTGGTTCTGGAGAAGGTTCTGGTGTGGGTTCTGGGGTAGGCTGATTGGCTGCAGCATTGGCTGCTGCCTGAGCAATAGCAGCATTAAGTTCTCTTTGTGCCTGCTCATAATAATAATCCCATGCATCACCAATAGCATTATTTAAATCAATTATTGACTGATTATATATTTCTATTCTGCTATTCTTCAAGTCTAAAGCATCTTCTGTATCTGAAATGGCATCAAGATGTTCCTGTGTCTTGGTTTGCAAAACCTGATTCATTGATGACAGTGTTGTATTCTCAGAGTTGTATACGCTTAGTTTGTTATTGTATACTGCCAATTTATTGTTATAGTTTGTTTGTGCTATAGCCTGTGCTGCAACAGCATCATTGTAAGCATTTATTTGTGATTGAGTTGGTCCTGATCCAGAAGAAAATGTATTAAGATTACAACTAAAATTTTGTCCCCATACTCTTGGGTTTCCAGCATAGTCACAACCTGCACCAGTCCACCCTCCAGGGATTCCCCAGCCAAGAAGGTAGGATCCAGGGCCTCCTCCGTTGTACCACCATATTTCTACATCTAAAGTTTTGTCTTCACTAACATCATATACGGGAGAGTAATCGCTCCAAGTTGTCCCTTGCTCTACCCAGTTATCAACAGCAAGTTGCCCGTCAACATACATTCTAAAACCATCATCCGTATATCCTGCAAAGTAGGTTTGTGTAAACCATGAAGGGACTGTTATCTGTCCAGTAAATTTAACTATAAAGTTTTCATATCTATTTCCGCACACTGGAAGTTGCATAGAGTTTGAGTTCCAGGTGCCAGAACAAAGAACAGATCCTGGGGTAGCAACATTACCCTGCCTAACAAGAGTATAAACAGTGTATGCCAAACCTGTTCCTCCAGCACTCTGCATATTAGATTGTGTGGTTTGAACATTAATATTGGCTATGCTGAGAGCATCCTGTGCATCGTTTCTTTCTTCAAGAGCATTGTTTTTATGTTCAAGGGCCAAGGCTACTGTGGCTGTCTGCCCATCCACATTTGATTGGGCAAGGTTCTTTGCTTCTAAGGCTGTGGCTTCTGCTTCTACTGCATCTTCGTGGGCATCATAGGCATCATCTTTAAGTTCCTTCGCATTTGTGGCTGAGGCAAACTTATTTTCTGCTATCTCTATAAGATCTATAAATTCATCCTTGTAGCCAAGATCGTCTACGCTATCGTTAAGTTCCTGTATTTCTTGGGCTGCTACTGTGAGTGGATCATCAGAGTGGGCTTCCTGGGGGGCTATAAGTAGCCAGCCAAAGGCTAGAACTGTGGCTGTTACTATTCTTAGTAGTCGTTTAATTACCTTTCCCCCTTGCAGACGACATGTCTGATAGGATGATTATACCATTTTATTGCACAAAAAAGGGGCTACCGTAATTGGTAACCCCTTTAGTGTTGGACTAATTACTTAACTAAAGTAACCTTAGCCTTTGGATTCTTCTTGTTCCACTTTGTAGCAAGTGCATTGAATGACTTCTTCAAAGAAGAAAGTGCTGCTGCATTATCTGCAGTCAACTTAGCAATCTGTGCATCCTTAGCAGCAAGAGCAGCATCTGATGCTACCTTTGCATCTGCAAGTGCCTTATCTGAAGCAGCCTTTGCCTGAGCAACTGCTGTTGTTGTGTCGTCCTTGAACTTTGCAAGTTCTGCATTCTTAGCAGCAATTAGAGCAGTGTGCTCTGCTGTTGCCTTAACAAGTGCAGCATCTGAAGCAGCCTTTGCAGCAAGTGCTGCATCCTTAGCAGCAGTCTGTGCAGCAAGTTCTGATACTAGATCACGAACTGTGATTTCTGCATATGGTGCAAGTGCTCGTGCTGGCAAACCAACTACATCAGCAGTTGTTGCATCTCCAGCAGTTGTTGGAGCAAACATAACAAGTGCACGAGTTCCAGTTGTTGGAAGTGTTGCAGTAAACTTTGCAACTCCAAAATTTGAAAGTGTAAGACCAGTTACTGCTGTTGCAGAATCTAGTGTTGCTGTTGCAGCAAACACTGTTGCAGTAATTGACGTACCAGTAGTTGGTGCAGACACCTTATTACCAAATACGTCTGTTGCTGTAACTAAAATGTCTTGCTTTGTTCCAGCAGCACCTGAAGCAGGAGCAGATACTGTAAGAGTATTAATCTTACCAGCAGTTCCCTGTACGTAGTAGGTAAGTGTTGTACCTTGGTTTGTTATAACAACTGTTCCAATTGCTGTCGTTTTAGTATATACATAAAACGTTGCTGTTGTTCCTGTACCAGTCGCAATGGATAAACTTGATGATCCAGATGCCGATGTTACTGGTGCAGCGGTTGTGTGTAGTGCAGACACGATTGTTGCGTTTGTTGCTACAACAGAAACTACTGTTCCTGTGTCAACTGTTGCGACGAACTTAAGTGCGTCTGCAGCGTCAACTGTGTTGTCTGCAGGTACTGGCAATGAAGCAGGTGTTGAGATTGATGAAGCGGTTGTGTTAGCCGTTCCAGCAAGATCTACAGCGACTGTCATTACAGCAGCACTTGCAGGTGTTGCTACGATTGTGCCCAAAGTCATGGCTGCAACCATGGCTAGTGCGATTTTCTTAAATGAGTTCATTTAATTTATTTCTCCTTGTTTTATAGTGTTTTTAGTCTGTCCAGGTAGTCTTTTATTTCTTCTATCTGGCTAGGTTTATATTGTATCACGTTCTCAGGTAGTTCGTCAACTCGCTTAGGTCTATCCCTAAAAGTATGAACCTCTACCTCAGTGTCTGTATTTTTTGGGGTATGTGATATTGCCCCAAATATTGCTCCACACACAGCATCAGCCAAGTCCTTTGACTTTTTGCGGGGGTGGTCAACTCTATCATTTCTCATAATCTTTAATTGGGTTAGTTCATCAAATAATAAATCTATGGCTGGCATGGCAAGTCTTTCCTCATACACAAGCATGGCCATATCCTCGTAGTGCTTCTTGGCAACAGAAACAGTATCAGTCTTCATTCCAACCTGCTTGAGTTCATTCTGAATATCAAATGATTGCCAACGGTCAAATGAAACCATGCCAATATCAAACCCTATCCTTCTAAGGTTCTGGAT